AGTACGTTTTGCATTGATCCATGCATTAGGAATAATGATATGTATCTTTGCGGCCAAGCTATTACGCAAAAAGGAGTTAATATATCGTGCAGTTGCATTAGACCCTCTAATATATTCCTTAGTACCTTCGTGTGTCTCATTAACACCATAAAACTCATCTACTGATTTTTCCCGGTGATGCGAAATAGCTGCATACTTATAGTTATCTACATCAGCCAAATTAAATTTCGGATAAATCTTAAAATTGGATATCCCATAATTCCAACGCCCAACAGCTATAAAACGAAAGTCACGATAGTATACCAGATCAGTAGCGGCATCTTTCTTTGTTGTGGCCAGTCTACAATGCCTGTTCTCCATCGTCTCAATACCAGCAACAGGTAGTGCTCCAAAGTTTCTACCGACCGAAAATCTCCACTTCACAAAGTAGTCACGAAAATAATAGAAGTCTTTAATAAGAGCTTTTGCGACTTCTTTATAGTCACTTTCAAGTCCACGATCTTTCCAACAATCCAGCCAATTCATGATTTCCGGACACTCAACCCATTCGCGCTTAAATTTACCATCAGCAAACACTGTTTTATACACTGCTGGTCCCTTTCCATACAGCATATTCATCTGCTTAGTAATTAAGCGAGGTAACAACCGGTTCTTTTTAAGATCTGCAGCTACCTCTTCACACTTCATGTTATTGTGTCCACGACTACACACTTGATAACCGTTAATCGTCTGCCATTGTAAATCAGGGAACGAATTGTAGTCTTCCACTGAAAAACCAGGATCTTCCATTCCTATACGAGGATTATCCCCAACCTGGAACGATATCACATTACTTTCATCGATGTAGCAACCATAGTCACCCAGCATCTTCACGTCACTCATAACCAATCGATTTTATGAAGTTTAAAATTATCCTGTGGAAAACCCATGTATCGAATCAGGATCCTATAGCACATCTTTGGTTCTCCACCAACATCACTGAAGAGGAACAAGTTCTCACCATCGATACTAAACCTTTCATGTGGCAACTGAGTCCGGAACTTACACCCCTCCCGGATGGTTAGCTTATCAGATGCCTCTCCCTTTTGCCTTGAATAAGGAAAGAATGCAATAGTGAAACATCCATCAGGAAGCTTCGATATCTCTTTTGCCCATTGTAGTGCATGCGGTCCTGTCATTGTAGTTTCCATGCTCGAAAATACTTGTTTGAGAACACCTCCAAAAGGACCGAAAGAGGCACTCCCTCATATTTCCTGTAAAAAGAAGAGGGATGCACCTCACATCGAATTATCAGCGGGGCGTGAAGATAGGAGTCTGACGAAAAAAAAGAAATAAACTTTTGAAACGTGATTAGATTAGGTTTCAATAGATTAGCATATTTCTCAATGTCAAACAGGGCTATTATTATGGATAAAGACAAACTTTTCATAGAATTAATAATTAATTTATAGAGAAATTATCCGGTAAATCTATCGGGATTGATGATAATTCACTTTGAACACGGTCACCGTAACGTCCAAAAAGCAAGTAAATAAGTGCACTTGGTATCTGTGTTGTAAGCCCGGCTTGAAGTTTAAGCGGTACTTTCACTTCTGAATTTTTGTCCAATTCAATACGACCATCCGTTTTTTTAAGAGGAGATAGCATAATAGCACTACATAAATTTTTGCACTCGTTTTCGTCGATAAGAACGCGGGGTAATGCGTTACTGCGATTGCCAAAGATAAGAAGCAAGAGCTTGAACTGTTGCCAGTGGTAAACTGTCGCCTGGCCTTCGTTCATCAGCTCAACAGTAAAGCCGTAAGACTCCAACTCTCGCTTGAGAATGCGGGAGTCGGTGGTTATCTTTTCCAGGTCCTCTTTCTTCTTGTTGCCGGCACGGTCCGGATATAGAATGATATGTTTATTGACAGCATCCTGACCAAAGAACTCGTAGAACTGACGGGCAAGTTCCGGCTGTTCGTCTGGATAGTAACAGAAGAACTCCTTCAGTATCCTGAGTTCTGAACCATAGTCTTTCTCCTGGCCAACAACCAGGCTGGAGAAGTGGCCGGGATCATAACCGACGAGTAGTTCGTCACGTTTATTATAGTGCTTCAAATAACGGGCTGTTAGAATAAAGTGTTCCCGGAGGTCGAGTTTCAGGATAGACTCATAAATATAACTGTCGGAAAATTGGTGAAACTCTTTTTTATAATTTGCGAAGAATTTATTTACAACTTCTTTATGTCGAATAGCACAGATAGAAGTCAGAAATTCATCAATATCAAGCGTATCAAGCTGAGTTTTAAAGAATTTAGGTCCTAATATATCTTTGTTACAAAAAGAACTGGCACGTACATACAACGTAGCGTTACGACGCATATCAGCGAGGCGAGGTTTCCAGAGTGCGAGGGTACGTTCTACTTTCTGAAGTTCGAGACGGATAGCTTCGAGTATAACCGGGTTCGTTGTTTGTTTCTGTTGGGCAAACAGCTTGTAACGCTTGTACATAGCTGCATTAACATGCAGAGAAACTGTAGCAATTTCCTCAAGAAGTGCCTGGTCAATATTGTTTTCATACTCTTCGAACCAGTCATCTTCGCCAAGATCTACACGAGCTGTATCGGACACACCTGTTACACCCTGATAATATTGCGACATACGGATCTCGGCAGAAGATCCACGAAGTGACGGGAAAAGTCGTGTCTTTAGCTTCTCACCTTTGTTGTGCTTCATCTCTTCGATAAAGGCATGTACACCAGAACGACCGGCGACAGACTCTGGTTGGTCAGAACTTACCATCTGCAGGTGATGGCCATCACGAAACAAAATACTGTGTTTAGGATAAGCAATAGGGTAACGTGGGCGACGAAAGTGAGATGGTATCTTAGCCTCTCCCACCACATAGTCTATGCCATATTCTAACATCGGACGAACACGACCAGCAATGGTGACAGGGCGGGAAAAGTACGCTTGGATATTAGGCCATACATTGGTCATTAGGGCAATATAAGTTTTGTGTACCAGGAAAGAAAGTTCTCCAGGCATATCGTTTGCTACCCGGATAATACGCGGTCCCATGACACCTTCAGTCTTACCAACAGCACGAGCACCTTCAACAAAGATATTGTTAGGATCCAGAACATTCACCTGAATCTGCATGGAGTTCATGTAGTAACTTTCAAAATAGGCAGTGGCATCGAAGGTATCACAACCTGCAGAAAGCTTCGTTTGAGATTGGTAATAGAGTTCTATTGACATGACTATTCTTCGTTTACTTCTTCAAACTCAGCCTCTTGAATGTCAGCATCACGTAAGAGACGTTTTTTCTCTTCTTTCTCAATGGGAAGCTTATCAATCAAGTTCAAGTAGAAACCTGCGTTATGCTTGGACGCTATCTCTTTCAACGACTTCTTAGAGTATCCGAGTTCCTCCGGAGTGATATCCGGAGAAATCAAGAAAACAACACCAAGATCACGATCAGCTTCAGCAATTTCCGATGCCCGTCGGCGACATTCGGCGGCAGCATCATAGCACTGTTTCTGTGTTTTGTAATCACCGCGAACGGAACATAGCTTCGCAAGATCTTCATATTTATCTGCATAATTGGACTCCCAAACTTTGATAGACACATTATTATCAATCGAAAAGTAGTTGATGGCAGCATATATACGTGCTTTACAGGTACGTTCGTCGAGATCGAGATGCTGCAGGGCATTAATGCGCTGCTTGAGTAGCTTGGCTGCACGAGTAATGTTGCGTTCATATTCGTATATCTCAGCAGACCATTGCAGCTGCTTGAGGAAGAGTTGCACATCAGCCGGTATGCCATCGCTTTTCCCTGAAACCAGAAAAGCTGATATCATATCTGGATGTATCTTATCAAGTATATCAAGTTGTGTCATACGCCGAATAAATTCTTTCGAAGTTCAAGTTCTATACGTTCATTTTTGCGGGTTTCTAAAGCAGTAATAGCATCAATCTCTCCAGATTCAGCGCGTTTCGCCAACTCTGCATCAATATTGTATTCACCCTGGGCACGTCCAGTGTTGTAAGCATCGTTGTAGACATCACCAGGCAGAGTGATCCGGATACTAAGAGCTATTTTTTCATTTCCACGCAAACCCAAGAGATTGCAGATACGATCTGCAGAGTATCCAAGTGCGCCGAACGTACGCACTTGAGATACATATTCGTCCCCAATCAAGATGGCCTTATCGACATCAGAAGTGGGTATCAGGTCTTGTTTCATGTGATAATTTTAAAAGTATCTTCCTGAAGCTCTAAGAATGAATCCAGCGGGGCGGTAGGCAAACCACCCAAATTAAATACTTCTATTAGCTTTTCCATTTTAATTTTTATTAGTTGATTCGAGAATGGCTTTGAATAGTGCTTCGCGCTCACGATGACGACGAAGGTTTTCTTTGTCCTGAGTGCGCCGACTGTCACGGTCGGCCCGTTTCAGGTAGGATTCGTATCTGCGGATGTTATCGAGTACATTTTTATGACGCCGCAGAAACTCTTGCGGATCTTTCCGTAACAGATCCTCCAGTTGTGCTCTCTCCGACTGGTGGGCTATGAACGGATGCTTGTAACGGAACTTCCCAGTATCGTTGAACGACTGCAGCTCTTCAAACGCCAGAAGATTACGAATACGTAGTTCGGCCATATCAATGACTGCTTGTGTAGTCGGTTTCTTATCCAGCTGTTCGTCGAGCTGCTTCATTTGTTTCCAGGTTACGATCCGGTCGTTGTAGATGATCGTGGCTGTCTGGACTTGCGGGTCGGAGAGGTTGTCCCAGTCGATTTTTGGGTACTCTTCCCACTTTTGGACTTTACTTTCGGATTTGAAACCGGTTTTGAAGTAGTGACTACTTTTTTTTTCTCTTGTTCAAGCGCTTTTTCAGCATTATCCGCACGCTCTTCGGCTTCTTCTGCACGTTGTTCAGCTTCCTCAACACGTTGCTCAGCTTCTTCTACACGCTCCTCTGCTTCTTCTACACGAAGTTCTGCTTCCTCTGCACGTTCTTCGGTTTCTACTACTGCATGTTCTTCGGCTTCTACTATTTGATCGGTTACATCAGATATCTTATCTTGCTGATCCGGATCAGAAGATTCAGGAGTTATATTTTCAACCTTTTCAGACTTCTCAATGAGAAGTATTTCAGTCTCCTTTTTGGAGGACTGAGAGCCATTAACTACATTGGATTTGGAAACAGGTGGACGGCGATTGTTACGAATCTCATCCCGCTCTGCAACATCGAGTAATTGGTACAAGATCTCGTTAGCATAACGTTGCGGACTTCTCGAAAACTTTCTCAAAAGAGGATGTAATGGATTCTTCTGAGTTAAAAGTTTTAAGTCTAAAGAAGCTGCATCCGGATTCTGAAGTTCAGAAAAATGTTTTTGCTTTTCTTTGAATGAGTACATTTTAGTAAGTATTAAGAGCAGATTTCTCTGCTCTATGAATAAATAAACTATGCTGTCTGAATACGGGTTCCAGGAACCTCGACGAGAGTAGTAGTATCCATAATCCGGAATGTAATCGCGGATCCTGCACGGGCGGTCCATGTAGCTCCATCTTCAAGAACGAATGATGCTCCATCAGCAATTGTAGCGGCTTTGTCAGTACCGGTACCTTCAAGAGTTATATAACGACCTTTGTCATTTGCGGTGATTCCAGATACAGCAGAAATGGCATAGGTGGCAGCAGTACCATCCGGGATTTCATATCGGTTGCTTTCTGGCTTGATGGCAAGTGTAGTGGCCGAAGCCGCGTGTTTTGCAGCCGGAGTACGAACGATGGCACCGGTATACTTACAATATTGGTCTATAGAAGTGCGCTTGAAGGTAAAGGTGACGTAGCGCCCGTCTTTATCGTTCTTTGCCTCGAAGGACTGCAGAATCATTGGCCGGTCGTACTCACCGATAATGTACCACTGATCCTCTCCCACTTCTTTGAACAAGACTATAAACTTACCACCAGCGTGTTCTTCGATAAAGTTGAGCAACTGATCTCGCATACCCCCCATTATTATAACGAAGTTGTTTTCTCCGGAAGTGGTAATATCCCCTTTCTCGCCAGTAGCCGTATATGTAGGTATATCATGGGCCTCGAAGTACTTCATATACTCACCGGCTTTCATCGGAATGGTACCAACTTCGCGATTGGCATTCTTTTTGGGAAACTTCACATCAGGGTTA